GCCAAGGCTGCTCAAGAGTTACAGCGTAAAGCTGACGAAGAAGCACAGCTACAAGCTAAAATTAAGGCTGCTGTTAGCGCAGTTCAAACAGTTGACACAGGTGCTGAAAAGCTTTAGCTGAAGTTGAGAAGCGCCTAGCCGAGCAAGCCGATAGCCACAAGAGTGCGCTTGAGGGATTAGAAACAGCTCTTAAAGAAAAAGCTGCTGAGCTAGAAGCTATTCAAAAGAGCCGTATGCAGTTTACAGATGCACGTAATGATAGCGGTCCTAGCTATCATGAGAAAGAGAAAGCTATCCTACTTAGCAAAATCAGTGGTAAAAGCATTGAAGATACTAAGTTTGGTAAAGACCTTGTACAAAAGTATGCAGGTAGTGCACCTAGCCCACGTATTCCTACAGCAACATGGGAAACAGAAGTTAGCACAAACCTAGAAGCTGAAATGCGTAAGCGTTTAGTAGTTGCTGGTACAGTTCGCCAGATTGCTATGAATAACCCAATCATGAAGATTCCTGTCAATCCAGAAGCAGGATATGCAAGCTGGGTTGCTAATACTGACTTTGGTAATAGCAATAACAACAGCAGCGGCAGCACAGCTACTCATCAGCTAAAAGAAATCACACTAAGCAGCTATAAGCTAGCTACACGTGAGTACATTGCTTTTGAAGAAGATGAAGATGCATTATTAGCTATTCTTCCAGTTGTTCGTGACGCAATGACACGTCGTATGGCTAAAAGCGTTGACAAAGCAATGCTATTTGGCTTAGGTACTACAACTGCTGATCCTGTTAAAGGTATTGCAGAGTATGATGCATCTAGCGCAGTTACACTAGACATTAGTAACGGCGACAAGCTAACAGTTGCTAAACTACAAGCAGCTCGTAAAGACCTAGGAGCTTGGGGATTAACACCTAGCGACCTAATCATCTTTGTTGGCACAAGCCAGTACTATGAACTACTAGAAGATAGTAACTTCTTAACAGTTGACAAAGTTGGTGATCGCGCTACAATCCTAACAGGACAAATTGGTAGCGTTGCTAATACACCAGTTATTGTTAGCGGTGAGTTTGTAGATGCAAGCCCACATACAGCTACAGAAGTTGCTGCTGTTATATTCAACCCAATGAACTTTATCGTTGGTAATCAGCGTGGTATGCGCGTAGACACAGACGATCTAATCGAGCGTCAAAGCCGTGTTCTAGTTGCTAGCCTACGTATGGGTATGACACAAGTTAGCACAGTTGACGGACCCGCAGTTTCAACAATCCGTTACGTAGCTTAATTTTAAATGTAGACAGGATTCACATGAGTCCTGTCTCTAAAGCCTGCTGTGGTAGGTTTTAGAGACATAAAGCGGAGTTACTATGGCTACAGACTTAATAACCAAAACAGAGTATAAAAATTACCTGGGAATACAAAGTAGCAATAAAGATGATGAAATCGAGTTGCTAATACCAAAAGTTAGTAGCTTAGTCAAAACATACTGCCGCCGTACTTTTATTGACTACTACGATCAACCTGTTCTAGAAACATTTGAAGGCGGTTTTACTAATTTAATGTTAAAAGAAAGCCCTGTAGTAAATATACTATTTGTTAGACGTAGTATAGATTATGGCAAAACTTATACAAATTTAGTAGAATATACAGATTGGGTACAAGATGGTGATAGTATTAGGTGTTTAAATGTACCGCTATTTGCACCACTAATTCGCGGCTATCAAGTTAGTTATTTAGCAGGATTTGAAGCTGTACCTGACGATTTAAAACTAGCTGTAATGGATCTAGTAGAATACTATTCGAAGAATAATAGTGCTGTGCATGTTAACCGTGATGTAACACCAAATGTTACACAAATACAGTATGTGCAAAGTACAGCATTTCCAGCACACATTAAGCGGGTACTAGATCAATATGTAGCGGACTATACATAATGGCTGGAAATGTAACCCTTGATGATATAATTGCGGAAATATATCCTGAGCTAGTAGAGATATTTAAGCTAGATTATCGTGATCAAATACTAAATCCCAAAACACATATACTAGATCTGTCATATGATGCACTAAAAGTAAACGTATATAGAAATACTACTCAGCACCTGCAAGCTTATGATAATGCTTATGAAGCCCTAAAGCGTGTGTTAGATAAAACGGCTAAACGCAAATACGCTTCGCTAGAAGCTGTACCAGCAGGCTATTTTAGTAAACCAGGGTTTAGCTATGTTTATATTGATGGCAGTGATAACTTTAGATTTATAGTAGCTAACAGTTTTGATGCATTAGATACAGTTGTTAGAAATTTATCTAGAGATCCAGATTTAGCTAAAACTAGTTTTGGTACTAATACAATAGTTAAAGATATATTAAATAAAAAAGGCGTACCTAGTGGTAGTGTAACTAAAACTGCTCGTCGTAAGGTAGACATAGGTCATGTAGCTACAGCAGATGAAGATCCACTAACTTCGCCACTTGAACTAAAAATTGGTGATGTACTAAAGTTTGGTGAAGGCACACACAATCAACAAATTGTTGAGCTAGCACGCAAAGCCCTACAAGATTTATACAGTATTCAAGTAGGTGCTCAGTATAGTTTTAAAAATGTAGCGCCAGAAGCTATTGAAGCTACACAGCGAGTACTAGGCAAAGGTTATGTAGTAGTTACGCTACACAGGCAAAAACTAAATAATAAGTTTTCTGTTGAAGAAGCTAGAATATTTCGTGAGTTAAAGGCAAGTATTGCTAAAGTATTAACAGGTAAAAATTTTCCTAATCTTGCTGGATCTAATACAATTATTGAAGATGTTGAACAATCAATACTAAATGCTCTAGCTCCTAAAAAGTTTAAAAAGCCTAAAAAGCATGTTGAAAGAAAGCGAACACCTAAGCGTATAGATATTCATGCTACGCCGCAAGTAAAAACCAAAAAGATTACTGTAAAAAAGCAAAATGCTGAAACTGCTAGCAAAGAGCAATCACCAGTTGATTTGCAAAGTATAATAAATCAAATGCTATTTGCTAGAATTCGTGCTAATATGGGTACAGGTAATCGGCGTGATATATTAAATTATAGAAGTGGAAGGCTTGCTAATAGCGCAACAGTAGAGCGAGTTAGTATTAGTAAACAAGGAATGGTTACTGCTTTTTATAGTTATATGCGTAACCCATATGCTACTTTTAGTCAAGGTGGCAAACAGCAGTACCCTCGTAGTAGAGATCCCAAATTATTGATTGGCAAATCTATTAGAGAAATTGCTAGCCAATTGATGATTACAAAACTAAGGGCGGTACCACTATGAGCAAAAGATCAAGTATATTAAGTGCCTTAGCAGAAAAGTTAAAAACCATAGATGGTGTACCACCATATCAAATAAACCTACAAAATAATGTTTTTGCTAAACTTAAGTTTTGGGACGAAGTACAAGATTTTCCCAGTGTTTACTTAAGTCCTGGTGCAGAAACACGCGAGTATCATCCCAGTGATTTTGCCTGGGGCATGTTACGCATATGTGTTAAAGTATACTGCAAAAGCGAGGACTATGCACAAGAGCAACTAGAGCTGCTATTAGGCGATATAGAAACTTGCGTAGATAAGAACAGACGATTAGTCTATGATACAACGAATGGCTATGAAACAACAGAAATTTTAATAGACTCGATAACTACGGACGAGGGCCTACTAGCTCCCTATGCAGTTGGCGAGATTTACTTACAGGTTCGTTATCAGATCATGTAAGCAACCGTATTTAAGAGACCTAATACAGATAATAGTCTCGTAAATGGCTCGATAAATACCTTATTATAGGAAAAAAACGATGTCAATTAATTTACTTCGTAATAGTAAGGTTTACTTTACTACAAATGTCGACACTACAGCTCCTAATATTGGTAAAATTTTAACCACTGGTTTTAACGGCACAGTGCCTAATACTTGGGAAATCCAAGTATTAGATGACTTAAGCTTTAGTCAAACTACAGCTGTAGAAACAATTGCTGTCAATGAAACAGGTACTGCACCTATTCGTGGTCAGCGTAGTTTTAATACTGCATTAAATCCAGTAGACTTTAATTTTACCACATACATGCGTCCATTTAAGACCAGTAATCCAGATACTATTACTAGTATGGTAGTTACTTTAGTTGGTGGTGCAAATGCTGGGACTATGTCAGGCGATAACACTAATACAGCCAATTATAGTACGCAATTTGGACTAGCTACTCAGGTAATTGTTGCAGCACCTACTGGCGGTACGGCAGCTAAACTTTATCCAATATTCGGAACAAATTCTGCACTAGCAAACTATAATAAATTAGTAGGTTTTGGTATTGGTGATGGGGGTTCAGGGTATACTAATGGGCAAACATTAACAGCAACTGTAGTTGATCCAGATTCTCCAGCGGAGACTACTGAATCTTTTACGTTTGTAGTTACAACTAGCGGCAGTTCTACTAGTAAAATAAACGCAGAAGAAAGCGTATTGTGGAACGCAATGTTTGCAGTAGATTCTATTGGCGGAGCAAATCCGGCATGGACTCTAGGTAATGGATCAGATCCCGCTGTTTGTGTATTAACAAAGAGTAATAAACATCAACTACAGCGTTTTGGTTTAATAGTAATTTTTGATCAAAACGCATTCTTATTAGATGATTGTTCACTAAATACAGCTACAATTGATTTTGGTATTGATGCAATTGCTAGTATACAATGGAGTGGGCAAGCACGTGCTGTACGTAGATTAGCTGCGCCTACAGATACTGCAGGTGTTTGGACAGGTTCATTGGCTAGTGTTGCAAGCACAATTGGATATTTACCAAAGATTACTACAGCACCATTTATTGCTAATAAATTAAGTACCGTTAGTTTAACAAGCAAAATTGGTAGCTACGGTAGTAGTCCAAGTTATAATGGTAGCGCAAGCGGTAGTGGTACAACTTATGTAATGCCACTAACGGGTGGTAGTATTACACTAACTAATAATATTACTTATTTAACACCTGCTTATATGGCTAGCGTTAATCAGCCAATTACATACTTTACAGGCAGTCGTAGTATTACCGGTACATTAAGTGCATACTTACGTACAGGTAGCGGTGGTACTAATTATAGCGCTAATTTATTTAGTGACTTAGTAAGTCAAGTAAATAGCGACAGTGATCCTGAATTTTATTTACAAGTAGAAATTGGTGGTGGCAGCAATTCTGTTAAAGTAGAATTAGAAATGCCTGGAGTTGTATTAACAATTCCTACTGTTAATGCTGAAAGCGTAATCACAACTACTGTAAACTTTACTGCTCAAGGCACAGATAATAGCGCGTTTGATATTTTACAAAATAATGAAATAATGGTCAAATATTTTGCTTAAGTTTTATAAACCGGAGCTAGCTAGTGCTAGCTCCACTAACTACATAGAGACATGGCTGAACTTAGTTTAAAAAATTTATTAGTACC